AAAGTTTTTACAAGTTTAACCCATTCTTTATGGTCTTTTGCGACTACGCTTACCCATTCCATTTTGTTTAATTTGTCATCAAATATAATGTTTATATTTTAATTAAACTTACTTAAATCCTTTTTGGTGTCGGTATACGTATTCGTCTAAGGTTCGAAGCGTTTTAATGCTTACCAATGCGCCCGACAAAAAACGGTCTATTGTATATTGGTGCATCTTTAACCCTTTGGACTTTATTTCCTTTACTACTTGGTTTCGTGTTTTGGTAAGGAGTATATTTTTCAACTCCTTACGTAATGAATTGTCATCTATAAACATAATTAAAAGGGTAAATCGTCTTCGTCAATTATTTGCGTGTTTACTTGTTTGGGCGCTTCGTTGGTTCGTGGTTCGCTAAATGAACACGAAAAGTATTTCATTCCTTTGCTAGATTCTTTAAGCCATAACGCTATCTCCATTTCTTTGCCGTTTACGTTTACTTTTCCTCGGTAGTCGGGTTGATTACCTTGTTTTTTGTCATTCTTAAAAATTGCTCCCGTGTTGTTTTTTGTTTCCATTTTTTATTTAATTAAATTGATTACTATTAAGCATCCGCACCCATAACCTAAGCTTAGAGAAAAAGCCTGCATTATTCGTTCCTTCCAAGTTTTTGATTCTACCATAAACCCAATAAACGGAAGACCTAGAAACGGACCAATACAGGCAAAGAATAACATTAAGTCCGTGTTTCCCTCCGAAGTCGCTCGAATGTAAAATGTTGAACATATCTCTATTATCAAAGCACTTAAAAAAATTATTGCGTATCTCACCTATTTAAGTTTATATTGTTTTCGTTTATTATCTCGTTTACTTTATCGTAAATTTGTTGCACGATTTCGAATTGCCCTTCGGTTAGTTCTCCGTATTTCCATACCCTTCGAATTTCCTGCTGAATTTCCCAAAGCGCTAAATACATATTATTCGCGTTTACTGCGTTCTCCCATTCGTGTTGGTCCTCGGGTAAGTTAAAGGTTAGTTTTGCTTTCATCTTATTTTTATTTAGTTCGTGCAATAAATAGCACTATATTTTACACTTCTTGGTTTTTCTTATTTACTTAAATCAAATAGTGCATCTTAAAGCACTTATTGTCATATCGTTTTCATTAACAGGTTATAGTATTCTCGGCATAGTTCTACTCGTTCTTTTATTTTTTCAATTACGGCTTCATCCCTTCTAATAAACCAATACTTTACCCTTTTATGTTCGGGGATATGGTCGAAAACGTGTTTAGATTCTACATCTTTTCTTAGTTCCGTGTTTTCTTCGATTAGGTTAAATTTCCAATGCGCCCGCCTTATTTCGTCTTCTACCATTAAAGCAGGAGTATTGATTAAACAATAAGCTAAAATGCTTTCTTGTTTTCCCGTTAGCCACATATACCCTTGGAGCTGATAAAAATAGTCCTTATTAGGAACTTCCGTCTCAAACCAAGGAAACGTAGTAGCGTCCCAAGAACATTTAACATCTAATAACACTTCGTCCGTGTTTACATCGGGTGTTCCCTTAATCCAATCGTTTTCGAAAAACTCGTAATTCTTGTAAATGAATTTATAGTTTAGAACTTCGTTTACTAAGGCTATTCCGATTTCCTCTACCTCGTTACCTTTATCCGTGTAACGTGAACTAAACTCCTTTTTGATTCCGTATTTTTCTTCTAATACTAAATCGTGGACGTAGGTTTTAGCCGTTTCGGATAGCACCTCCCCCGCTTTACGGGGGGTTGCCATTATCTTACCAATTTGTGAGCATCTTACTTTCATAACAACTTAATTAAATTAGAAGTTCAAATAGTTTCTAATAATTTCATTTGCGCCTCATTTAACTGAAAAGCACTTAACAATAATTCTTTAGTGTATTTGCCCGCTGCAATGCTTTCGATTGCCTTGCCCAACCTCTTGTTATCAATGGTTGGTTTTTTTGGTTCGTCTTTTACTTGTTCGCCTGAAGCGTCCGTATCTTTGTCCGTAACCAAACCGCAAATAGAAGATAAGCAGTAACGACGAAAATAAGTACAACCGCTCCCGAATGATTGGTAAGAATTCATCCCCTTTAATTCTACTTGCGGAATTAAGGTAGTGCTTTCGATTGATTCTCCCGTTTCTACGTGAAAAAGTACGGTAACTAAGTAGTTTTCCCCATCTTTAGAATTAAGCAACTGCGTAAAGCCTAATCCGTGTTTGGCTAATAACGGGTTAATCTTTTCAAAGATAGCGGGTAAATCTGCGTAACTATACCCGAAGCCTTGTGTACCCTTGTGAATTACGGGGACTTCTTGTTGGAAGGCTGCCAATGACTTAAATAAATGTTTCATAGCGTATAAATTAAAACGTGCGTTAACCAAGTCGCACCCCTTGTTTTATTAAATTGAATAATCTAAAAATTTGTAATTATTTTTGAAATTATGTTTCATAAATTCCTTTACATCTTTTGGTGGGAAATCGTTATCAATTAATAATCTAACTAAATCCCAAGCCAGTAAAAAAGATTTTTTTTCTTTTGCTTGATTAAATAATTGAAGTGTATTCTCACTAAAATCAGTTGTTTTAATTGTTGTTTTCATAGCGTTTTCGTTTTTAATTATACACAAATGTAATACTTATTTTTTAATCTGCAATATTCCGATATAATTAATTTGTTAAAAAATGTTAAATTTTATTTATGAATTCTTGAATAGGCAACAAGATTCCTTTACTCGTATTAGAATCCCCGCCGTTTACGTCTCGTTTTGTTCCTATATATTTTCTGCAAAGTTTTTTTAATTCGTCTTTTTTTATCATTACAAAATGCGATTCACTAAGCCAATAACACCACCATTCCGCTTCGCTTGTGGCTATTCCCGAACGTTTACCCCTACTTTCGTATTCTACGAATATATTTCCCGTTTCCAAGCATTTAAAATCGCGTTTAACTTCTATTTTTTGTTGGAGTAATTCGCTTAATTGGTTTTCGTATGTTTGACCTACCATTAAATCAAACTTAAAATCGTTATTGAAATTCATTTATTTTTGATTTATAGCGTTTAATTATTTCGTTTAGTTCTTCCCGTGTCCATTTCTTTGTTTCGTAGGCTCTAGCGTGTAATTCTATTAGCCTATCCGCTCCTATTCTTTTTTGGATTCCGATTTGATAGTGTAATAGGTTTCCGTGTTTGTGTTGGTTGCAGGTAACGCATTGCCCGTGTACGTTTTCTTCGTCAAAAGTTACCGCCTTATGTCCACCCATACTGAAATAGTGTCCCGCGTCAAATTTCGCTCCTAACGGCTTTTCACAACTTACGCAAGGTTTATCCTTGTCGCGTAGTCGAATGTACTTGTTAAACGTTATTTGCGCCAATTTAAGCAATTCGGGAAGGGTTTGTAATTCGTTTTTTAGTACTTTCTTTTTTTTCTTCCATTGCTTTTCCTTTTCCGATTCTATCCAAACACGGACGCAATCCGATTCCAAACAAAATTTTTGATTAAATCGAACGGGAGTAAATTCGGCTTTGCAGTTTTTACATTTCATAACTCAAAGGTTAAAGTTTTCCGTTTATTTTACAACTCATCGGTTAACGCTTTTATTTCGTTTTTTAGTTCTTTGTTTTCGGCTTTAAGTTCTAAGCATAACCGTTCTAACCTAAACGCTGAAGAATTAGCAAACCTCAGTTCTTTTTCTAAGCCGTCAATTATTCTCCGTATTTCGTTAAGGTCTAACAACGTGGCTTCCATTGATTCGATTAAATCGGTTCGGTGTCCGTTTTTCTCTTTTATTTCGTCCAAACTGCTTTGTACTTTTGTTGCGGTGTACGTGGTTAAAACCTTCGCTTTTAAAATTATTAAATCGTCCATTTTAAAAAGGTAAATTAGATTTATTTGGATTTCGCATATCTCGTAAAGGATTAACACCGTATAGTTCAAAGCCTAAACCACTATTCCAATCGCATAAAAGTTGTTCGCCGATTCCCGTTATTTTTCCTCCCGTTTCCGTATCCTTTACTTTTTCAATCGAAACCATTGTTTTGTATTTCATTTCTTCGTGTTTTATTAGCCTGTGAATTACTAACATATCGTCGCATCTATTTAGGAACGCCTTACCGCCTTCGATGTGGTCCTTTAATGGGGGTTTTAAATGCCCCTTCCATTCGCCTTCGGTGTATAGGTTTCCGCTTCTCCCGCTTTCGGTATTTGGATGCGTATTTATGTAAAGCGTTATTCCCGTTTTATTGACAAATTCCCGTGCTTTATTCATAAATGTGTAATTACCTTCGTATGTCATTTCTCGGTCCAACCCTGTAAACGGGTCGATTAACGCTATATCGCATTCGCTTTGCTTAAAAACTTCCAAAAGTTCCAACGGCTTGTAAAGTTTAGAATTATCGACAAAGATAAAAAATTGCTCTAGGTAGGTAAGGTAGCTTTGTATTTGGTTATTTGTTAGGTTTTTAAATGGTTCGCCCGCATAAAGTTGTATTAAGTCCCTTAGAACTTGTCCTTTTTGATTTTCCCCCGACCAAAGGCAGAATTTTAATCCGTGTTTTAATGCGAGGCAGAGGAAGTACCAATTTATCCAATACGTTTTACCTACGTTATCGTGTCCCAAAATAATGTTTACTTGCTTGCGTTTGAATCTTAAAAAATCGTCAAGTACGCAATCAATACCTAAGCCTGCTTTTATCTTACCTGCTTTTAAGTCAAGTAAGTATTGGATTGTATCGCCTTGTTTAGTCAGCATTCGAATAATCTTTAGTGTCTATGTAATTTTTCATCTTTTGTACGTAATTGTAGGTTAACTGCTCTTCGCTTAGTTCTTCTTTTTTAACCCTGCTAAGGTAAGGTAAAGTATTTAGAAGTGTTGATTTCCAATTCTTAATTGGTTTCTCTTTTCCTTTAACATTCGTACTCCAATTATTTACTTTCCAACTTTCGTATTTTAATCGAACTTCCTCCGTGTTTATATCCGAAACGTTACTAACTGCATAAGCTATAAATTCCTCGCAAGAGGGTATAACATTTACATTATCATTTACA